CCGTCCCAGGCGGTGTTAACACATACAATGCCTTTGTCTGGATGCCAGGCAACACTATATTCGCGATTTCGCAAGGAACAAATCAATCAGAGCGAATAGGTAATAAAATTAAGCTAAAAAAATGGATTATAAAGGGGTTTGTAGAACCCAATAAAGATTTTTCCGTTCAACCTTGTGATGCCACAAGCTTTATTGATAACGCCTATGCTATCAATTCACAATTAGGATATGTAGATATTTATTTCGGTAGACTAATGCTCAATACAGCACCACCTGTGGGCGCATTAACTGATTTTTATCAGAACGGAGCGTCTTCTGTAACTCCAACTTACACATCAATTGAAAAATTGTACTCAGTAAATAAGGATGTATATAAGATATACTATCACAAACGTGTAAGACTAGGCTCATCTACTGTAGTCACCAATGCTCCAGCAACTGCTAAGAATGACCCTACATTTGCGCAAGCAAATGGTTTCTCTACGACTCGTTCGTTTGGATTTGATGTAACCAAATATATCTTAAAGAATAAGATTATAACTTATGATGACTCTAATGTCATTGCTCAGAATCCTGAATTATTTAACTTGGCCTGCTGGGCCGTATTCCATCCAGCAGCAGGTGATATGACTGCTGTACCAGCCGCAGTACTTCCGGTACCATTCGGACCCACTACTAACAAGTGTTATTACAACATGAATTGTATGTCGTACGCCGAGTACGAAGACGCTTAAATATATATGATAATGGAAAGAGTTACGAATAACTCCAATAATTATCATATCCGTAGGCCTGGCAGCGCATTGCCAAAGCACGCGAATGCGTGCTGTAGACAGCAAGCGCATAATTTATTCCTCGTGAACTTTTTCGGAAATAGTTCCAGTAGTTCCAGGGTTTTCAATATTATTACAGAACTTTAGTTCGCCTTTGAAAACTTCCCAAAACACCCAGCGGTCCCTGGACAGCGTGTTTAAATCTGGACAAGTATTTGTGAATACCCAGATGTTCGGACAATCAAAATATTTTTCACGAAAACCGTATCTATCGTCGTAACAATAACCGTCCTTGATTGTCTCTATAGCGCTCCAAAATGAACCACAAGCAAGCTTGTTAAGAGAGCGCGGGAAATCCACCAAATATAATTTTGAGGTGGGAGTGTCCATGACCATTCGCATATAGTCTTTATAACTTTCTAACATAGGTAAGTTGCGGGCGAGCCCACGTGAGCCTGCATAGGTCTTCAAGGTGGATTTACCAATATTGCCCCCAGGGCACACAATACAGTTTATCGTTCGTGTGTTCCACACAGTAGCGTCTTCCAAGACCTGAACTTGCCACGGATATAAGCTGATATTCCTCACCTGTCTTGGGATATACATGTCTTTATCAGACCATGGACCTGCGGTACGTGTGTCGTTTTTTACGCAGTAAAAGTCATTATCTTCATTCTCATTAGAAGTAATACTCCAGTGTTCATTATATCCCAACGCAGGTCCTTTACGACTCTTCGTCTTGAGTGAAATACGTCCTTGATAGTGTTCATACCCAGACGCACCTTTTTCTTCTTGAAAAACCCATTTCTTACAGTGTATATTGAGCTTGTCTTTAAGGTCATCAATGTTAGAAACAGCGGACTTAGCAATGGTAAAGTCCCAAACGCAAATATTAGATTTCTGCGCCATTTATAATTTATATAATAAAAGAAAATAAATTAAAAAATAAATTAAATTAAAAAATAAAATCTTTTGTAATAATAACAAAAAAGATGCCATCGTATTTCCGCAAAAGGAATTACAAGAAAGTTACTACTACTCCACGCAAGTCGCCAAGAGCGACGCCCCGTAAAAACTATCGTAAAAAGATGCCCATGGCTTCGTTTGCGACAAGAGTTAATCAGATCATTGCTCGCAATGCTGAAAATAAAATAACTGAATCTCTTTCATATGTAGCACCAGTATCAACCATTGTGAATACATATAGCATTTCCGTCCCAGGCGGTGTTAACACATACAATGCCTTTGTCTGGATGCCAGGCAACACTATATTCGCGATTTCGCAAGGAACAAATCAATCAGAGCGAATAGGTAATAAAATTAAGCTAAAAAAATGGAT